GTATGCGTTAAAGGATACTGTTGCAGATGAGGCATATACTGTAACCACATCTGTAGCACCAAGGGTTAGACCTACTGTAATAAATGTTGAATCAGATGCAGGAACTGTTGCTCCATATACAATGTACTCTTCTGCAGATAATGCAGAACCAGCAACCCGTACTGCAATACGATATGTAGCAGCAGTTGATGCTTGGTTACATACTGTTATTGTAGATACTACTGTCTGCGTTGAAGCAGGTACTGTGTAAAGCGTTGTTGCTGTCGTTGCGCTTGGGTTTACTTGACCAAGCACCTTGTATGTTGTTGGCATTTCTTTTCTCCTTAGTGGTTGGTTAAGCGCCCATTAGCATAAATACTGTGGGTGTAGGGTCTGTTGTAATAGTTCCCCAAGATGTTGCAGAACCATTTGTTGTTAAGTATTTACCAGAGTTTCCAGTCTGGCTAGGAAGTGGGTCATATGCTGACCACTTCAAACCTGTTGCCGTAGTTGAGTCCGCTACAAGGACTGTGCCATTAGTTCCAACAGTAAGTTTGCCAGGAGTGTCAGCAGCAGTCGCTACAAGGATATCTCCCTTAGCATCAAACAGAGCCTTGTCAATAGCAGTTGCTAAATCAAAGGCTGTAAAAGTAATAATCTCTACTATGTCATTAACTGCCATAGCAGCAAGAGATGTAACGCTACTTCCATTAGATGCTGTGTAGTCTGTATCACGAACAAGAAGTACACCGTTTAGGTATACCTGTTCTTTACCAGCAATATATGAAAGTGTTAATCCATTAGCATCTGTTCCAGATACTGAAGTCTGTCCAGCAGTTGCTGTGTAGCGATAACGATAGATTGCTGCAGTTGAGGAGATTGAACCCCAAGCAGAACCTGTCCAAGCAAACATAGTTGAAGATGTTGAGTTCCAGTATAGAGCACCAGTAATAAGAGCATTACCATCATTGTCTACAGATGGAGCAGATGACTTAGCACCTAAGTATCTATCATCAAAGTTATCATAAGTTGTAGCAGCGGCAGCAGCAGAGGCTGCAGCAGCAGTAGCAGAACCAGCCACATCATCTACATACAACTTAGTAGCAGCGTGTAGGTTTTGAGTTGGAGCACCAGCAAGAGTTAAGTTGCCAGTCATTGTGCTACCTGCTTTTAATACGAATGAATCATAAACAGTTCCACCTGCTTGGATTGCTGTTGCAATCTCACCAAGGGTATCTAATGTGCCAGGGGCTGAGTTAACAAGGTCTGCTACCTTTGTATCTACATATAATTTAGTTGCAGCATCTGCGTTAGCAGTAGGTGTACCAAGAGAAGTAATCTTCTGGCTGTTAACAGATACTGAGCCAGTAGGCACAGCCATCTGGTCTAAGCGAGATGTTCTTACTTGTGTATCAAAGTCTGAAATAGTTGAGGCTGTCTGTGTACCTGTGTGGTTAGCACGAGCATATGGGTCAGATACCATCTTGGCTGCAGTAATAGTTCCATTAGCAATGTCTGTTGCCACGATAGTTCCATCTACCAAATCAGCAGATGTAATGCTTCCACCAAGAGATAATTTGCTATAAGCAATACCAGCAGATGTATTTATATCAGCATTTACGATTGTATCATTAGCAATCATAGTGCTAGTTACAGTGCCAGTATCACCAGCAGTAATAGCAGTTCCTGAAATCTTAGTTTTATCAATGGCTGCAGATGCGTTAATGTCAGCATTAACAATTGTGCCATTAGCAATCATTGTTGAAGTAACAGTTCCAGTATCGGTTGTATAGACACCGTTAGTTACTGTACCAGCAGAACCAGATACGTTACCAGTTACGTTACCTGTTAGGTTACCTGTAAAGGTACCTGCAATAGCACCAGTACCAGTAATGGTTGGGCTAGTTAAACTCTTGTTAGTTAATGTTTGACTACCAGTAAGTGTTACTACTGAGGTAGAAAGTGTATTGGTGCCACTTGATAAATCTTTGTTTGTAAGAGTCTGTGTATCTGTAGTTCCCACTACGGAACCAGTTACACCGTGTACTCCAGAGGCTGCTTCAATGTGTAGGTTGGCTTCACGGTAATCTCTACCAATTGCCATATGTCGTACTGCAGCACCAGCAGAGTGGGCTACACCAGTAGAACCATCTCTACCACGAACAATAGTAAGTGTGTTGGTTGATACCGCCGATACATCTACAATTTCTTCAAGGGCTGTATCTGGGTCAATCACCACCGTAAAGATTTCACCAGCAGAGATTGTAACTCCACCTAGAAGGGATGTTCCAGATACTACAGTTGCTGTAGTTCCAGAAGAAGTTAACGCTGCAGATAATGTGGTCTGTTGTGAGCGTGAGGAGTATTTGCGTGTTGTCATTTATCTACCTATCGGCTGTAGTGGATGCGGATTGGATATGTTGCTTGTTGTCTTGATGTTTCCTCAGAGAGGCGTTGTGTGTAAAGGGCTAGCAATTGACGTGATGCATTCTGTGAAGAACCATATGGTCTCTTGCTATCTGTTTCATCTGCCTGTGGGCTAACCTGAGCAGCACGTGCTGGGTCAAGATAGGTAAGCAAACGGTATGAAGCACCAAGTACTACCACATCCTTGCAGGATTCTGGTAGCCCTGTTTGTGTTGCAAAATCTTGGGCATTAGTTGTAAATGCTATAGGTTCAGTTGCATAGACAATCTTTACAGTTCTACCTGGAGTAATATAATCTCCAATAGTTACTGTCTGAACATCGTCTGAAGATGTATAACCAAAGGCTGTAGGCTCAGCAAAAGAATCAAATGACCATCTACGAACTGGTATCCATTCTTTAGATGGACCAATCTCTTGCCACATAATTGTTAGAATATTATCTATGTTTAAGTTAGCAAGGGCATAAGTAGTAATTGCTGCATTGTAAGTAAATGAAGTATTGTTTACTGCAAATATAGTAGCGCCCATTGCTTTAATAGTGTCATTAACTGCACGTTTAATTACGTGCCGTGGAAAGGTAGGAGAGATAGTAACCTTAGTATCTGCTGTATGGGTAGCAGCAGTAGTTCCTAGATAACCACGGCCATATGGGGCTACAGTGGCTGTATTAGCCACACGGTCAAATGAATCTACCCACATCAACTCTTCATCAATCTCAACTACACCTTTACCTAGATTCTCAGTAGAACCTAAAGATAAGATAGTAGGAGATGAAGATGGCGATGTTAGAGTACTAACTGCACTGGTTAAGTGAGTTGCTCTATCTTGTTGGTATGTATATCCAGCCAGGTTAATCTGGATTTCATCCATTATGTTTGATAGGGTAGTTGTCATATCTTCCTTTATTATCTAGGTGTAATGATTTTCTTGTCGGGTGTAATAAGTTTTGACTTAGGTTCTTCTTTAGGTTTGCCAAAAAATGCTTGGTAGTAATGCTCATCAAAAGAGAACCGCTTCATATGCGGAGCAGTTGCCCCAGTATGGGCATACAGTGGAACCTCTGCTTTATCACATAGTGCAAAGAAGAATATATCTTCGCCAATAAATTTCTTACCCCTACCCATTTCCATAAAGACTACTTTGTCAATTGCTACTTCACGGACTTTAGGTACTATACTTCTATGCATTAGGATAAATCCCATACCTGCTGCATCAATTTTAATTAATTGATTCTGAGGCATAGGGTGTACTCTGGCTAATCCAAACCCACCATCTTCATTAGCAACAAAACTAAACAGTGTAGGCATTGGAACCATTAAAGGTTCTTCTGGATTATCTGTAGTAAAATATACTCCAGTAATCATTGGACGCTTCTCTGCGTCCCTATTATCCCATAGTAGTCTAAACTTTTCTGGACTAATTACTACATCTGAGTCTACCCAGAATAACCATTCGTAATCAGTCTTGTCATACCAATAATCAAAAACTGTTTGTCGCTGCCTACCAATTTGATTGCCTTGGCTACGTAATGTTGTAGCAAATTCTACACCAGACTTTAGCATTACATCTGCTACGCCTTGCATAAACTTACCATCTACCATTCCATTATCGCACCATACAAGTGCTATAGAATCTTTTTTACTCATAGTCCCCTGTGCCCCTATTTCTTTTTACGAGATACTGCTGCGTTATCTATTAAGTTTGGATATGGTCTGCCAGCAGCCTTAGCCCTAGCCTTAGCGGCAGACTTTTGTGCTGGTGTTAATTTCTTAGAAGTTTTCTTAGGGTTCTTCTTATCCCAAAATGCTACTTTCTTTTTCACCATTTCACCTTATCTGCCCAGTACGCTGCAGACATTTTGCCTTTAGCAATGTTCTTAGCGTGGCGTGCTTTAAATGATTTTTGTCTAGCAGTAGGTTGTCTGTCTCCAGTTACACCTTGCTGTCCAAATCGGATAGTCTTTACTTGACTACCAACCTTAGCCACTACTACGTGTGATTTAGTTGGATGATTAGGGGTACGCTTTGGTTTATTAAAGCCAGATACTCCCACTCTTTTAAGTCTTGAATCCTTCATTTACTTCCCCTTAACTGCTTCTTTTGTTTTCGGGTCAAGCCGAACTTTTTCAGTTCCATCTTTACGAAGAATTACAACTAAGCCATCTCGCATAATTGACTTGTTAAACCCATCGTGACGCTTGCGTTGACCCGATGACATTACTTTCCTCGTCCTGCTTTTCTCATACCCTTAACCTTCAATAGGTTAGGGTTCTTTTTAATTGCTGACTTGCTGGCTTTCCTCGCACCTGCAGCCAAGATTGCTCCAGCACGTTCCTGTGAGATACCTTGTTTTTTCGCAATTTTCTTTTGCGCTGCCTTGAAGCCCATTCCCTTTTTCGCTTTCATTATTTCTTCTTTCCATAGCGTTTCTTCATTAGTGCATCTAGTGCTGCGGTTTGTTCTGCCTTAGTCTTAGCCATACCTTTAGGAGATATTGACTTTTGGTATTCTTTTAATACTGCTTCTTTACCCTTAATTACTTTAGGTAATTTTTTCATAGGGGTTGAACCTAATTTTTTAGGAAGCAATTCTCTGGCACCAGTACCTGGCTTCTTGCGACCAGGTGTAACCATTGTTGGTTTTGCTTTTGGTTTACCAGCCATGTTACTTCTTCTTCTTTGCAATTTTTTTCATACCCTTTTTCATCTCCATCATCTTTTCAGATTTGGATTCCATCTTCTCACCTTTAGCATAAGCCTTGGCTGCAGCCTTTCCCTTGGCTGTGTATGGGAATTTTTTCTTTCCTACTTTTGGCATTACATTCCTACCTCTCGCATTGTGTTTGCTACCCGTTGGTCTATTTTTTGTGCCGCTGGCATAGTGTTTGCATCATATGGTTTGTTTAACTTCTCAGAGGCTTCCCGTGCTGCATTGATTTGCCGCCAAGTTGTCCCTCCTGGTTGGATGCCTTCGGCTCTAGCAGCCCTATAAGCAGCCAATTCTCCGTCCCATTTCTTCTGGGCTATTTGTTTTCTAGCATCTCCAGGCGCTAACTCTAGAGTGCTAATCTTGCAACCAAAACATCCTTCTACAAACTCTGGATGGGTTCTCTCTTGATGTAAACTCATAGTGCTGTAAAGTTGGCTGAAGTAACACCAACATTGCCAGCAATTAATGCTGCCCTAGTTGCATCGTCAACAGTATGGGTATAACCACCACGATAGAACTCATCGTAGTTTGCTATATCTTCATCTACTGGATATCTTACTTGTGAATAAGTAGCACCAGATTTAGCAATACTGATACCCCTATTTAATTTATAAAAGTAAAATAATCTAGCACCACCTGCTGGTCCCTCTTCTACATTAGGTGTTTTAAATAGATAATATGCCATTGTTCTCCTTAATGAACTTACTGTTAGGCACTGCATAAACAGTGCCCAACCGTCAATCAACTAAGCAGCGATTGAAGAACCTGATTCGATTCTGTATAGAGCCTCTTCACGGTAACGTGCAAAGCCTAATACGCCGTACCAGCCCATTGGGCGATGACGCATCAAGCGGTCCACTACTGGTCCGATAACTGTATGTGGCTCTTCTGCCACAGCCTCAGCAAGTGCTTGCTGTCCGCAAATAATTGTGCGGTATACGCTGTTAGCAGCGGTTCCACCAGAACCATCTTGTGCCTTGTACATACGTGGAGTCTCTACGAAGTATGCTCCGCCGTATACACCGATTTCTCCAGCCCATACGCGGTCTTGTGAAGCACCGTATTGGTTTGGTACTAACCAGTTACCTGTGTCAGTAGCAAGGCGGAAATCGTGTGATACCTCTGGGTGAATACCAGCCCAGAAGTTTGTACCCTTACGAGGTACTGCTTTGTTAGCACGTAGTTTTGCAACTGCCTTTAGAACGTTAGCAGAACTTAGAGTTGCTGCTGCAGTAATTGTTGCAGTTGAAGTTGCTGTTGAACCTGAATAGATTACGTTTGAACCACCACGCAATGTTGTCATTGCGATAGAGTCAATAGAATCTGCAAGGTTAAATGCAATGATGTTAGCAATTGCTGGGTCTACATCTGCAAGAGAGAATAACTCTAGTGCACGAGTTACCAATACTGAGTTACCGTACTCTGAAAGAGTAATGGTTACTGAGGTTGGTGTAGACAGCGCCACTGAATCGACATCATCTGTCTCTGTCAATGGTGATGTTGCTGTTGAAAGGTCAACGTAGCGTTGTAGAACAACTGTTGAACCTGGGATTGCTTGTCTTGCTGGACGCTTATCTGCAACTGAACGAATTAGTGGTTCAGAACGGAGAGCGAATTCAAGAAGACGGTCATACGCCTTTTGAACTAAGCCAGCAGAACCAGCGGTTCCTCCAAGAGAGGATGAACCTGTGGTTGTGTAATTTACTGTAGGCATTTCGTCACCTCCAAGTGACTATGAACGGAAATTATTATTGTTGTGACCGCAGTAATGCAATTAACTCATCGGCAGATTCTGCATTGTCGATTCTTGAGTTAAAGTCTTGCTCACGGTCTGGTGTAATAGCCCCTTGAGTAACTACATCCTGTTGGCGTAATGCCGCAAGAGATGCGTTATCCGCATTAGACTGAGCAGGAACACTGATTCCAAACAAATCTGCGTTATCATCAAGCCAGTGTGAAACTGTCTCCTCGTTAACATCATCTAAGTCTTTTAGTACTAGTCTTGCTGCTTTAAGGTTTACACCTTTTTTCTCTAGGACTTCTTTGACGACTCTCTCACGCTGCACCTTGGATAAACCCTCAAGTTGCTCAGTAAGTTCCTTGATACGCTTTTCATCTGCACGTTTGGCTTTCCTTAGTTTCTTAACTAAGTCATCACCTTGCAGAGGTGTATCGTTATCTTGGTCTTCGTCTTCGTCTTCCCAGTAATTGTTGCTCATAGCAACCACCCTTTCTATTCGTTGTTAGTTTGTAGACCACAGTTCAGTTCGGGGAAACTGGCTGGCTTCTACTACCAGACTTATACACCTCACGGGGCTGGTATATCCGTGTAGGGAATCTATTTAGAAATAACCTGCGGAACTTGATTGACGCAGGTATGTAGTCTTTAGTCCAGCAGGTGCTATACCTGATGAACCTTGGAAGGAAGCCGTTTCTTTGGCTACCAATTGTTCTTTCTTACGTTTAGCAGATGCTAGGCCTTTAAAGGTTGCTTGCTCTGCTTCTGCCTGTCCGTAAGTAATTCCTTCTTCATCATAAATCTGACTTAACTTCTGGGCGGTAGGAAGTTCTTGAGCAATGGTTGAGTAACCAACCTGTGCTTGCTCTCTATTAATACCAAACTTGGCTAAATCTTCTGCGCTAGCAGCAGTGGCTGATAGTCCCATTCCAAGGGCAGCACCACCAATTTCTGCAGCGGTAGCCTTCTCCTTAAGAGTAACTAAAGTCTTTGTTGGGTCTAAGAAATACTTAGCAAGGTCTGATTCACCAATACCATAGAATTGTTGGAATGCACTCTTAGTTACTGGGTCAGCCATTTTAACTCTATCTACCGCAGTAGATACTCTGTCTTTAAACTCAACTGCAGATATGTCTGCACCAATAACACTTGCTATTGCTTTTTGGCGATTCTTACGCTCAATAGGGGTAACACCTATACCAAAATAATCTTGCAATCCATATGCCTTAAGAGTTTCTGAATAACTATTCTCTAGGTCTAGGTAGGATGCTTCATCAATTACATTAAGGCCAGAATTGCGGCGCAATTCATTACCATAGAATCTATCTTTATATGGTTGAGATTGCTTTATTCTAATGGTTGCCTCTGCAGTTCCAATACCTTCACGCATATAGCCCTCAATTTGTGAGGCTAATTCTTCTAAACCATAAGAAGCAAATACATCTTTAAGTAAAGCAAATGCATCTTGTCTGGCTTTCTCATCCATCATTTTTTGATAGGCAAGACCAGCATCTTCTTTTACGGTTGTATCTTCTTCTGTAACTATGTCAGTAACTTCTACTGGTGGTGTATAACCAGGAATAAATGTATTTGTAGGCCCAGTTGTTTTTCCAACCTTTGGCGCACTAACGGTTTTTGTTACTGGTTTCGCAACTACTGTAGGCTTAGCAATAACATTAGGTATTGCTGGCTTAGCAATAACTGTAGGTATTTTATACGCTGGAGTTCTGCCTTCTCTTTGATTAGCGGTAGGAGTTGCCATTATGCCATCAATCCAAAGTCTTTAAGAATGTCATATGCATACTTAGAGGCTTCTTCTCTAGCGTTTTTAGTTTTAGCCCAACGAGGGTCATTACGTAACATCCTGTCAAAATCAGTTAAGTTCATAGTTCCCTTGTTTCCACCATTCTTAAGTGCTGTTTGAATTGTTGGGTCCATAACATCAACACTGCTTGGGTCTATTTCTAATGTCTGACCCATTGCATACTTAAAGTTATATGCTAACTCTGCAGGACTTACATCCTCTGATATAACATCTGCTAGATTGCCATATGTAGATTTTGAGATAGCCAATAACTTAGCATTGACTTTTTTCATATCGCCTTGACCTGCGCTTAATTCATTTGCTACATAACCCAAAGCATCTTTGTTACTTATAGTAACGCCATACTTCTTAGCATAGGCTAATACACCATTAACTGCCTGTGCTGCACCAGCACCACCTTTTAATACAACATCAATGTCAGAACCATTAAGGGCTTTACCTGCAATCTTACGTTGCAGTTCTAATATATCTGTAGCATCAAGATACTCACCAGCAATATTTTGATTAGTGCCGCCACTATCTGTTGTATTTGTAGTAGTAGTTCTAATAGCCTTCTTTTCTAAGGCTCTTAATTGTTTATAGTATTCATCATGCTGTTCTTTGGTAGCACCAGTGCCAAGATACTCCATAAAAAATCTATCTAGGTCAGATGCTGCAGTATCACGAGTAGTAGTTACTGAATCATAACTTACCTGTGGTCCACCTTTAAGAGCATTAAGATTGCTATCTAAATATTCATTAAATGATATAGGGTCTTTAATACCATTTACTTCATAATCACGGGTTACTTTCTTGCTAAACTCCCGTAATGCATACTGTAAGCCACTGGTAAAATCACTAGACTCTATTAGTTTTGAATCATAAGTCTGCTTCTTAA